GGTTGGTGAAGTTGGTATCAACTTCATTGTTGGTAAGCGGCGAGCCTTTACCGGCCCGAGTAACGATAGTTGTCATGACTCACCTCTTACGAAGCAGACAGGGTAACAGTCCAAGTGATCACCATCGTGTCATCGGCTGCCTTATTAACAACCGCGAACACAGTGCGGCAGAGCATATCACCGCTTGACGAAGCATTGAAGATGCCCGCCTCGGTAATCGCGCCGGTGCCCTCACCTGCGGCAAACGTACAGACGTACTGCACCTTCTCGTTGTTCGAGCCGGTGATCGTCGTGCTATCTAAAGCCTTACGGCTACCAAGCTGGCTACCCAGTGCAGTGTCACCGGCGGCTGCTGCCGTAGAGCCTGAGCCCACAGCCATGAAGCCCATAACACTCTTGGAGGTGCCAACCATACGGCTGATGATGAACGCCAGACCGGTGTTCACAACCAAGTTCTCAACGGTTTGCGTCTGCTTCACAGCACCGTTCTTATCGAACACGACGATGTCCAACTCGCCGCGCAGTTCCAGATTTTCAGTCATTTCGCTCATGATAATCCCTCTAAGTAAAAGATCGAGACGTTCCTACATAGTCCTCTGCAAAGTATGTGGACTCCGCGTAGTCCTGAATAACGAGCACACCAGACGATGACACGGCAGTAGCTTCACTCAACTCCCTCCGACCATACGACCAACTGCGCCCGACACCAACATAGTCCTCCAAGAAATAGGACATATCTACCGTGTAGTCTTGGATACTCAGCGAACCTGCGCTTATTGCTACTGCCGAGTCCGACAATCCTCTGCTGGTACTAAGTGATACATCTCCATCCGACACACCGGCGACGTTTGTCGTCACCTTGAAATACTGCATAATCTGATCGTCACCTGCTGCAGCACCGTTCACATCATCAGTCACATTGACTGTTTCATTGATGTTCTTTGCTGGTAACGACTTGGCTATTACATCTGATACTGACGGGAACTCACGCAGGACTTTCGATACCTGCTTATTGAACCCGCCTACGAGGGTATACGTCTGATTATCAGGTCCACCCTCAACATAGTCCTCTAAAAAATACGGCGGGTCACCACCTTCGTATAACGCACCGCCACTGCTGAGATTCTTCGTCGGGAACCTGATAAACGTATCAGATACCGACGCTGCATCAGTCTTTACCTTGCTTGGGCGCTTCGCAAATAGGTCTGTAATTCCGACGGTATCTGATCGTACGATCGCTGCGATAAACTCGCCTACCGCTACAGCCATGCGTATTGCAAGCGCACTGACCTTCAGCTTTATGTAGGCGACATTTACCTTCAGTTTCACGTAAAGTCCTCCCTCACGGTAAACTGCAACAGATCAAATTGTGTCTCCCGCATACCGCTACTCAGAAGAACCTCAACCTCGCCCTCATAATCTCCGGCGGCCAAATTCAAGTCTCCCGACTGCCACGCCAGAATAGCAATACCTGCAGTAGCTGGAGCTTGGATAATTGCCTGTCTGGTAACCAGCACAGTCGTTGTATTCACTGCTCGCATGTACAGCGTCACCGTGCCGCCAGACAGATCAGTGGGCTCACCAGTCAGTGAATCAGTGAACGTCAGCCGTATCTGCGGTCCGGTATCATCCTTGACTAAACGAATCGTAGCCATCGTTATGCTCCAAACGGCTGCATCTGCGCCGCAAATGTGCCTCTCGCGTTACCCAGATTCGCACGGGCGCGGCGCTCAGTTACCTGCGATACAAACTGCTTGGCATGGTAGGCAGCCAGTTCACGATCTGACCAGTTAGTATTCGGCAGCACCAGCAGGGTCTGTAAAGCACCGTGCATGATTACATCTTCAAGGTCGTCGAACACAGCCTCATCCATACCAGTAGCTGTCCGAGTGGGCTTTAGCGCCACAAACATACGTACATTGTATGTACGGCGAGCATCTGGCAGAGGTAGCACAGCAAACTGATGTGGACTAATCTCGGTCATCGAACGTGGCTCAGTGCCATACGTCGCAATATCACCAGACGTGGTGTACTTATCTGCCCACTCAGGATATAACTCCAGTGCGCGATCAAGCGTCAGAATCTCCAGCGGTACATTGTTCTGAAGCGCCGCGAACACCGCATGAACCTGCGAATCGAACGGCTTGCGGTAATCATAGATATACGTACCCGGAGTCAGATCGAATCTCGGTACTTGATAACGCCATGCCAGTGTGCGCTCGCACGTCTTGATCGCTGAGTCACGGATGTACTGAACGATCGTTTGCCGAGGGCACCCCGGCACCGTAGGCTGTAGGCGAACAGCAAGTGATGAGAAGTCACGGGATGCCATTAGATCACCTGTTTCGGATCAAGTCCGCCTTCTTCAGTATCTGTCACCGACCGGGACTGCAAACCAACGCCCAGCAACTGGGTAAACGAATCCTGATACAACTTCGCCCGACCTGAATTGACATGCTCATTGTCTACGGACTCAGCCATAAACACTGTGCCGTCCACGAGCACCGGGAAGTACGCATCCGGCAGGTCTATTGTTTGGTTTATCGTATACGTCGCAGGTGTAGCTACATACTCACCAACCAAGATCACGCTGCTGACCGGACGAGGTACCAAGAAAAACTGCGTAGGGTTACGCACATGCCGCATGTAGTTCACTGGGGTACCGGGCGTCTCGGTGCGCCACTCAGGGTACGTCTGGTCAAGCATCTCCCGCGACACCTCGGTGATCACGTCACCATTCTTGACTTGGAATATCTCAACAAGCCGAATTGCACCAGCGGGGCAGTCCTGTACAACCGTGTTCGCTGTGACGTTGATGTCACCGATGACAGTAAAAAGATCAGGGCGAAGGATAGCCATGCGCTTAATGGTGGTGTTTATGAACCCCAGTAAAAGCACATCACTGTAGCGATACGTCACCCGTGTATCTTGGATGACGTTTCGTACTTCGACTATCACATCTGCGGGTGTCATTCAGGGAACCCCTTCGCGGCTTCAGCCGCCAACTCAGGCGCAGTATAGACCGGCGGCTCAGGAATGTCAGCAGTTGTCAGATCAAGAGCAGAGCCGCGTTTCTTACGTTCGGCCTTCACCTTCTCAATAACCTCCGGCTGAACAAAGCGTTCTGGGTACGCTTGCTCCTCTGTGATTACTTCGCATTCCGGATTACGCGCCAGAATGTCGTTGTAGTCATAGATAAAACCGTCTTTCCTTACACGAATGTACATTTTGCTCATTGTTATTTCCCCAGTTTGCGGAGTGTCTGTGCCAGTCGTGCACGTTGGCCGGTTTTACCCGGCATCTTTGCTGCCTTTGCCAACTTCTCAGTCGGAATCTTTTCGCCTTTCTTCACACCCATAGTTTTACGCAGGGCACCTACATTTTGTGGTTTAATAGCGCCTTGTATCCAATTTGCGGATTTAGCCATATCATTTCCCCTTCGCGGCTCTCATGTTGTCCACAAGGTTCGGGTATGGCCGTCCTGCTTTGGCAGCCATAGTCTTCGCCTTAGTCTTTTGCGCCGGTGTTAGTTTCTTGGATGGACCAAGATTCTTTGGGCGCGGCTTCTCCCAGACAGGTTTCTTCATGTTAATCTACCTTCGCTTTAACTTTATACCGACCAACAATTTCTCCTGTCTGGCGCATTGATTTTAATTTGGCCTGCGCAGCAGCCTGCATCATTGTACGCCGTGCTTTATCCACAAAACAGGGATGCAATAAGCTATGTTCGTATGCGGATAAAATCCGCAAATTTGTGTAATGATTATTTTGGTGATCTCCGTCTATGTGATCTACATGAGCCCCATCGTATAATTCCCCAATAAAAGCCTGTGCAACAAGGCGGTGTACTAAAAAACTTTTGCACGGCATGGTACGAACAGAACCATCTCGAAATTTAATTTCTAGGTACGGTAGTGTTCTACTGTTTGTACTTCGTTTTTTAGGCGTGGGGCGCATAATTTTTTCTGGTATAGGTACCATACAGCCAGATTTACCACGGCGAAAGCGTTGTACAGACTTAATCCGTCCGTGGTCACTTATCTCGTACCGACCCTCATATCCGTGTACCGGTACCCACCGTTCCGTTAACAATTCCATGCCTTCCTCGCTTTATTTAACCGGCTGTTAGGGTCTTTTGCAGCGTCTGGAAACATTCTAGCTTGCCCCGCAGACCGCGCACAAAACGATTTACGCCGTCCTTTGTCTTCTTTGGTTTTCGGGTTCGGCGCTGGGGGCTTCAGATTACCGCCGGTCGCCTTGTTATATGACGCACGACCCTTTGCGTTCAATCCGCCCTTTGGGTCTTGTCCCTCCTTGCGCTGCCACGTTGGGGTCTTGGCCATGATTACTCCTATGCGTTGACTGCTTTGATTACAGCAAAGTTCAACACGACCGCCTCTGATAAGCTGCCACTACTATGGTTGAACAACGATATGCGGCATGAGCCGGAACTAATAAGTTCGACCTGCGTTGCGTATGCACCGGCGGTTCCGCCAGACGCAATATTCACAATGAGTACATCAGTGGTATCGATATAGCTGTTTGTCAATACAAACGACACAGAGGTATCTTGCGACAGTGCGGCATTGTGCATCGTAATCTGGCCGCATAACTTATTCAGCGTAACACCCGTAGACTTGCTGGTATCTTGTGTGACTGTACCGCCAGTGCTGGCACCACCATAGCCCATTGGCTTGGTCATGACGATCTCACCAGTGCCGTTCGGAGAGATAGTGATATTCCCGTTAGTATCAGTACTGCTTAGTGTATTACCAGTCAGGCGCAAGTTGCCGCCGTTTGTGGTTGTAACACCCGTAATCGTAGTAGCGGATACTAGCGTTATGCTTGTAAATGAACCACCGGCGAACGACACCGCACCGCCGATTGATCCGCCAGTAATATTTGCTTTGTCGATGTTGACCGTACCAGTGCCGTTTGGGGCGAGGATGATGTCGCCATCCGTATCAGTGCTCGATATGGTATTGCCGCTAATCGCTAAGTTATCAACCGTAACCTCACCCGTGCCGTTTGGTGAGAGCACGAGATTACCGTTTGTATCAGTTGTCGAGATGGTGTTGCCATCCAACTTGATGTTGTCCACCGATGCTGACTGCGTACCCACCTTTAATGCAGTGGCCACGCCAGTGCCGCTATAGACGACCTTTTCGGTAGCCTCGGGCCCGTCGTTCACATGCAGTAGCTGGTCGTACGTGTCGGCAATCGAGTTGCCAGTCAGATTGGTAGGCATAACAGAATCCTATAAAGAGGAGGGGCCGAAGCCCCATCCTATTAGCCAGTGGCCATAACTACCCAGTTGGTGCCGTCGCACACCAACGTAGCCCACTTACCAGCCGTGTTACCCAGAATAGCGGTACCAGCGGTGTTGGAATCGATAGGCTTCACGTTAGATGAAGCGGAAACAACAGTGTATGCAGCAATGGTTTTGATCGTCACGGAACGACCCGTATTTGCCGAAGCAGTCGGTAACGTAACAGTGATCGATGCAGAGCCATTACAGACAACGTAATTCTCCGTAGCGCCAAGAGTAAACGCCGCAGTCTTAATAACTGGGGCAGTAGACTTGATGTTATTTGCTACAGAGAGATTGGTCGCATTGATAGTGCCACTATTAATAGTGACATTATCTTGTGCTATGCCGGTATAAAGACCCATAACAATCTCCTCAAAAGCTGGGGGCCGAAGCCCCCATCAGCTTAGTTTGCGTTGA